AGTCGCCATCTTGTGTTATTGATAGTATATTATTATCACCAGTAATCGGTGCACCGGTAATCCCTCCAACAGCATTGTTGTCTCCGTCTTGATCTACAACAAAAGTATTGTCATCACCATTTGCTTCCATACCAGCCGCATTGTAGTTGCCGTCTTGTGTAATTGTACCAGTGTTATCGTAATCACCGCCGTTACCAAACTCTAAATTTGCTGAGTTGTTGTTACCATTTTGTGTAATGGTTGTCGAACAGTTGTTGCCGTGACAGTCTGACACAGCATAGTTAGTATTACCTGTTTGTGTAATTGTCTGCTGTCCATTGCCAGCACTCATATACACTCCTATATCATTGTTATCGCCTGTTTGTGTAAACGTTGTGCTTGTGTTATTACCGGAGATTGTGGCTTTAGTGGTGTTACCAGTAAGTGAACTAATAACATTATTCTCACCATCTTGAACAATAGTCATGTCAATGTTATTACCAGCCTGGTTGATGTAAATCTCGTTAGCCATACAAGTCTGCGCCGCAAAGTACATTACTAATATTAATATTCCTAAGTGTGTTCCTGTTATTTTATTTTTGAATGATATCAATTTCGTTGCTCCCGTCACCTAGTTGAAATTCTCTAAATTCAAAATCTGATTGTTGTAGATTAATGTTATAACCATTTTGTTGATCTAATAATAGTTCAACTGTCATGCCTGTGCCACTGTCTCTTTTAAATAACCAACTTGGTGTTTGGTTGTAAATTTCAATTCCTGTTACTGGATCTTTTCCGTAAGTAAGTTTTCCAGACTTTTGATTCAATGCTCCACTTAACACCATTGCTAACATTTCGTTAAGTTGATCAAGTACGTTTGCTAAAAAGTTTTGATCTAAATAGTTCATGTCTAAGCCTGTTTGCCAAATGTCTGTAGTTTGTTCATCTAGATAGTTAATATCCAATCCGTCAAATTCTAAATAATCAAATCCTAAAAAGTCTGCTAAGTCTTTGGCTCTTTCTATTTCTAGTTCTAGTTTAAGTGCTTTGGGCTTACGTATGATTAACAAGTTATCTATCAATCGTTCATTAATGTCAATAATAATCGGCTTCAAAGGGTTACTCTTAGGTGTGTCTACAACAGTTGCTTGGAACGCTTGATTAAGTATTACCGTGCCAATGTCTGATGTTACTTCAATTTCGCCTACCACGCATATACGCTTTACTCCAATTGCAGAACAACTTGGAAGTAAGACAATAGTTGAAGAACCAGTTTCGTCTACTGTCATAGTAAAGTCTGTTCCACGAACACCAATACTAGCTGTCGGTGTTGAAATCTTTATGTCTTGCCTGCTGTTTTTAGCAATTTGTCCTGAGGCGTAACGTATAGTTCCGAATGATGCTTTTAATGCTAGTTTACCTGTTGAAGTAACTGGATCATACACAAACTCATCAATTATTAGTTTACTGTTTTGTGTTACATCAACTCGAGTTTCATCTAGAAACTGAATAGCAGTCTTACCTTGGCCTGTCTTGATAGTGTCATAACTTACTACATCACTACCTTTTTGTGCTTTCAGTGATTCGCCAGCCTTTCTCTCAATAATAGTGTTACCAACTTGTTGAGTTACTGAACCAATACTATCAGCAGCAGCCCTCGCTGGAGAGATCACAATTATACATAAGAAAACCCAACGTAACAACATTAGTCAGTCTGCGTAATGTCTATAGTTGCATCGTTGCCAACAGTCGTTAAACTAATAGTTTTATCTTCAACCCCTGTTTGCGTAATGTTTACTATACTACCACCACCCTTCTGATTAAAAAGTAAACTATGTCCGTTAATATCACCAGCTCCTGACTGTGTAACGTTTACAGTATTAGCAACTCCACTTTCTACTGAGGATGCAGTGTTTGTAGTACCACCTATTCCTACTCCAGTAAGTGCAGTTGAACCATCGTTGCTTAAATCGTAATCCATGTCGCCATTTGCAGCTTCAAGGATAAAGATAAAAGTATCTTGGTTACTTGCGTTCGCAATATCAATAGTACCTACATAGTTAGCAGCATCGTTATTATCACCAATGGTTGCTGTTAGGTCAACTGAACTACCAGTTACATCAATACTTAAACTTACAGTTTCACAGTTGGTTCCACCAGTGCTATCACAGTCCAAATCAACTGTGTTGCTGTTACCAACTAGATTAATGTTACCCGTATATGTATTACCATTGATCTGAGTTTTGATTATATTAGTATCTCCTTGTTGTACCACGGAGAAGGTCATGTTGTTTCCTGCAAGGATCACTCCTTGTGTAGTTGTACCAAGTATGTTATTAGTACCATCTTGTGTTACGTCTAGATCTAGATCGTTACCTGACTGTTGAATGTATATGTCATTCGCGAACACCGGCAGAGTTCCTAATCCAAAACCAAACATTAAAAGACTACTTGCTAGTAGGGTCTTTATTTTCATTTTCGCTCCCTTGTCCAATCATAGTGGACAATTGTTTAATTTTCGGGTCATCATGCCAACACATGTCATCTTTATTACAATAGTAATCTGTTACGCCTGGAAATGCTAGTTTAAATTCCGGTTCTGGTAATTTAATTATTGCATCACTGCGTTGATCTACTGTAGGTTTTGATGTCGGTATTGTCATCTCTACTTCTACGTTCTCTTTCACGAAGTCCCAAAGTTTTTGTTTTCTTCCTTTGTTAATCAATTCGACTATTGCAGCTTCTATCGCTGTTCTAACTGCATAATTAGTCGGTTCATTTACTGCTGCGCCTATTTCTACTTCTAGTGCCTTTGTGCCCATATCTAAGAAACGAAATACATCGCCTCCACTACTATAACTTGCGATCTTTTTCTCAGTTGCAACAGTTAAAAGTATCTCTCCTGTTTGCGTACTAATGATTCGCATTGCTACAGTGACTTGGTCCGTTCTATAACTAGTTTGCCCGCCAATGCCAAAGTATCTAGCACCTGCTCCTCCGCTTTCAATATTAGAATCATACCCAACTACTGCACCTTCTAATAACAAACCTGCAAACGTCATTGGCTTAAGATCTGTAGGATTTGTTTCATAAACTTCTCTAGTACTTCTTATCAACTGTCTTTCTTTTACTAGATTATCTAAACCTACACGCTCTACTACTGTAAACCAAGTTCCTCCACCTACTTCTTTCAAAGCATTAATAACCCAAACTTCTGATCCTTGTGTAACCGCACTGCTAAGTTGGCTAAAAGAATCGTTTGGCTTACGTTGCCCTGTTTTATCTATGAAACTATAAACAGCTATAGTGATCTTCGGCCCATCAATTGGTGGAACCGTGTCAAGAACACTTTGGTACGGGCTAACTGCTGCAACGGGTGCAGACCAGTCTTGTTTAGTATAGGTTGCAGCACAACCTTGTAATGCTATGCCAAACAATAGTACCAATATATTTTTAAACATAACATTCTTGATCAAAATCCAAATCCTTGTAGTGGTACCGTTATGGTTGTAACACTGCCGTCTTCTTCAGTAATTGTAATAGAGATAGTATCAGCTGATACATCCTTGAGCCAGTATATAGTGGCCCCTTCTATTTCGGCAGTGCCAGATAATGCACCATTGTCAGCGAACATATTATCAACCATCTGCTTGGATAATTGTGCATATATTCTTGACTCAACGTTGTTAAGAAACTTAGCCAAGTTAGTTGACTCTGCTTCTCTTTTCGCTTTGGCTGCATCGGCGTCCGCTTGTTCCTTAATATCTTGTTTACGTGTGAACTGTAACTGTTCAATACTAAGTACATGGGTTGAATAACCTAGGCCACTAAAAGAGGGATTTTTAAATGTGAAGACTTCGTCACCGCCATGTGCGGCAGATGCTGTCGCCAACACACCTAAAAGAAATATTTTAAATATACCTTGTTTCATAAATCGCTCCTGCAGTTATTAGGAAATACATCAGTATTTAACCGAAGTATTTGATTTCTTTCTAACTACATACATATTTATCTTTTCTGGTGTAAAAATATTTACACCCAGCCCTTATAACTCAACATTTTTTTAAGTTACGTGTCGTAACAAATAAATACTAGTAGCAAAGGAATAAACATGTCTTATCAGAACGAACAAGACGCCATTTGGAACATGCTAGAAGAGCATTTCCCCGCAGCAAACGACAATGGCGCACCAAGCACACTAACAGCTGAAATGGAATTATTTGAAACTAGTCGCTTAATACAAGCTCTTGATTACCATGACTGGAATCAATCTAGAGCAGCTAAAGAATTAGGTATCGGTAGAACTAATTTAATTGCTAAAATAAAAAAATATAATTTAGTACGTGTATGTTAGCTATTCTTGAGGACGGCTTGTAGTCTCAATATGTGTTTGAGGATAAATGTTCCTATACTCGCCACTAATTGGATACGCTGTACTTGAGTGCAATCTTAGCCCGCCTTTATTAAGCGAAGCATTATCAGTAAAGAAGATTAATGTATAAGGATTTTTCGTTAAATCAATCATTAAGATACCTACATCTTCTACTTTAACATTAATATAATTTTCTAAGTTTGCTACAGCATAACGCTGTTTTGCTTGACCGGTATTGCCCATCATAATTGCATCAACTATTGGGCCTGCTGCATTTGGTAACGCTGGAAAGATTTCTTTCATTACAGGAGTAAGTAGCTGTTTCATCTTTTGCTTAGACTCTGGTGGTATAGCTGAGGCTAATTTAATTAATCCTGCAATACTAATTCCTGTACCTGATTCAACTTTTTGTTCTTTAATTTCAACATCGAATGTTTTCTTAAAAAAGTTTGCAGCTGGAACATAGTTTGATGTAGGTTTAACTTGTTGATCATGGAAACGTCCTGCTCCACCTTCTCTAGTTTTTACTTCAACACTGCCAACGCCTTCAATATTTAAATCACCTTTGCCTGCTTTGCCAATCTTCTTACTAAACACTGAAAGTAGGAACTCACCTTTACCTTGCCCTAAGAACGAGATCTGAGCAAGATCGTCTGTCATTTCTTTAATAGCAGGGTTAGCGTTATATCCAACAATAATATCTTCAACAGTGTGGGCGCCTGGTGTTACAAGTTTTTTAACATCAACTAACTGATCATTCTTCCAAGCAGTTAACATTGCTTGTTTATCTTTAGGATCAGCTTCTAAACTCATAAAGTATTTTGCTAAGAGCTTTTGTGCTTTGTTTACTTCAGCATCAGCAATTGTTGCCAGCGACTGTTTAACCATTTCTACACGACTACCAGCACCAATGCTTTGCAGCAGTTCTTCAATTTCTTGTAAGACTTTTTGTGTTTGTGGATCAGTAGGAAGTTCTTTAATCTTACTTGCCAAGCTGGATTTAAGATTTTCAAGATCTGGACTATCTCGCAGATCTTCGCTATCAGTAACTTCAATTAAAAATTCAAATGCTCTCATACTATTATTTATCCTAGTTTTGGAAATAACATATCTGTGCAAAACTTGTCTACATCAGCTTCGTTAAGACCTAGGCTTTTCATAGTACGTGGTGTGTGGGGATTTTGTTGCTGGTTGTGACAATAATAGTTTTGGCATCCTGCTGTAATGGCTGGATCTGCATAGCCTGTAAACTCTTTAATTTCAGAAAAATATGCACGTAGGTTATCTAATGCTAGATCAACAATTGCAGTTGCTTCTTCTTCACTAGCAACGTTACCAGCAGCGATCATACTGTCAGTAAAAATATTTGTAGCCCATTCAGGCAATGCACGTTTTTTGCTAGGAATAAATTCTGCTACTGCTTCTTTGTAGCCTTCTATCATAGGATGGTCTTCACCGCCACTACTAGCACTAAAGTCATGGAATGCACCAGTCATCTTACGCTTACCTGAAATAACATCAAAGCCGTATATAGGACCGTCATTAGTTAGTACAGGAAACACACATACATGCATCATCCACAAGCCTTTAGACTCACGAGCATCTACTACATCAATATGCGCTCTACGCACATGATCGTTTTTCCAAACTCTGTTAACCCAAGTGTCGTTGTTAAAGTGTGCTAATCCTGGCTCGTCAAACTCTACAGCGTTCTCATTAAATATATTAATAATTTCATTCTTACAATCGATTAAACGATCCCAAATTACACTTTCACTCACCCTTTTTATGCTCCATCAATTCTTTGAATAGTTCAGTGGCAAAATCAAAACATACCTTAGCTTCGTCTGCCATGTTGTCGTTACATTTAGCTCTAATCTTTTCTTTATAATCGTTAATGTCACAATCAAATTTATACATGTTGCCTTCACCTGGTACACGTTTAGCAATCATTTGACCGCCACTCAGGTCGCCCATGTGTCTAACATAGATGTGTGCCATAAGTCTATTTGGATCATTCATGATCTCTTTTAGATACATCACATACTTGTGAGTTGTTTTAAGTGTTGGAGGACGATCTTCGTGTTTCCAAAGCTCTAAGAAGTCTGCCATAATAGCTTTAGACCTTATTAGTTGTGGTACATCGTCAAACAAACTATGTTGTTGGCCCATAAGTTCTAATAGCTCGTATGCTGGAAATTGATTCCACAAATACAATGCATAAAACTCAGGTTCAATGTTTCCACCGAACATAACTTTTACAAATTCTTGTCGTTCAGCGTTAGTGTGATTTTCTTTTGTTAGTTCTTTTAAGCTCATTTGGCACCTCAGTATTAATTATAACAGTAGTTATCTTATTGTTCTTCTATAGTAACTCTAAGTGGAGATCCAAATTTTCTAGCAATTTTAGTTGATTGCAATGCTCTTTCTTCTGCAATTTCAAACGGATATGGTCCCATAACAGCAGCACCAAAATTGTGTATTTCTAGTGTTTTCTTTTTTGCTTGTTCTTTTTCCATTTTAAATACACTAAGAAGAATATCAATTACTAATTCCATAGGTGTTACATCATCGTTAAGGAATACTACGGTCCACAATCGAGGCATCTCTACATCAATTTCAACTCGTTCATCAATAATTGCGTCTGTCTTATTACTCATTATTTCCCTCTCTTAACACTCTTAAAAGCGGGGGAGGTATTTCACTCCCCCTAGACACGATGTTACTTGCCTTCGATAGTAAGACCATCTTTGATCTTAATTGTTTTAGGTTTTAATGCTTCTGGAACTTCACGCTTTAGGTGTACATTAAGCATACCTAGTTCTAGTGTTGCGCCTTCAACATTAACATGGTCAGCAAGTGTAAACTCTCTGCGGAAGTTACGTCCGCCGATACCCTTGTGTAGGTAGTTTACATCTTCGTCTCCTTTCGGAGCAGTTCCTTCAATCTTTAGTTGATCACCATCTTTAGTAATCTCAAGATTGTCCATACTAAAGCCAGCCACAGCGACTGAGATCATATACTCGTCTTCGTTGACTTGTGCGATGTTGTATGGAGGGTAACCATTTCCATTTGGACTATTTGCAAAGCCTCTTTCGAGTTCATTGAATAGTCTGTCAAAGCCGATTGTAGCTCTGTGGAATTGTGGTAGGTCTAGAGTTGTTATTCTTGTCATAGTTTTCTCCTTTATTAAGCAAGATTAAATTTAGGATCCTTTCGGCATCCCGTTAAATGTACTCCGGTTCGTCCTTTGTACACATTTATTTATCATTTGACGCATACACACTATTAAATTGTTGAGTACAACGTACAAATGTTGTGCAACGCATAAGGTGTTTTAACCTTAATGCACCTGCGTATGTGCAAGTACTACGCAATCCGCCTAGTAAATCTTGCACTGTACGTGCTACTTCTCCCCTGAAAGGAACAAGTATTTCACGTCCTTCTGATGAACGATAGTCTTTAAGTCCACCAAAATGCTTTGTGTTTGCTGCATCACTACTCATACCGTAGAACTGCACAAACTGCTTTTCTTCAATTTTTAGTTTAATTTCGCCGACATCTGTATCACCAACCATATATCCTGAGGGCAAAACTTCATTGGTTTGATAGCGTTTGGTAATTACTTCACCACCGCCTTCGTCGTGTCCTGCCAGCATACCGCCAAGCATCACAAAGTCTGCTCCGCCTGCAAATGCTTTGGCTACATCACCAGGACAAGTACAACCTCCATCAGCAATAATATGGCCTCCGAGACCGTGAGCAGCATCAGCACATTCAATAACTGCTGAGAGTTGAGGATACCCAACACCTGTTTGTATACGTGTTGTGCATACACTACCAGGGCCAATGCCCACTTTAACAATATCTGCTCCAGCAAGAATAAGTTCCTCCGTCATTTCGCCTGTAACTACATTACCTGCTATAATTACAATGTCTGGATATTGTGTTCTAAACTCTGCAACAACATCTCTAAAGCGACTACTATAACCGTTTGCTACATCAATACAAACATACTTCAATCGATCGTTAACTTGTTCGTATACCATTCTAAATTTTTTATGATCGTCATCTGTAATACCAATGCTCATAGCAACATATTCTGTCCTTGCAGGATCATGTGATCTGTCATCTTGATCAAAGTAATCTACAAGTTCCTTGATACTATATGTTTTAACCAAGCAAGTAAAAATCCCGCCTTCTGCAAGTTTGTCTGCCATTTCAAATGTACCAACACCATCCATGTTACTTGCCATAATAGGTATGCCACGATAATGTCTATGCATTGGACGTGGTCCTTTGTAGTTACGGAAAGTGAACCCACGTTCTAGATCTACATCCTTGCGTGAACCTAGTGTGCTACGTTTAGGACGTATCAATACATCCTTATAATCTAACTTCATATCTTCTTCGATCCGCATTAATTTACTCCTTAATGTTGATTTGCATAAGGCTGTATAAACTTGCCTTCAATAGTCGAACTTGATCTCAACGTTCGAAGTACATTTTGTACACCAACTGCTTGATTCCATGCATCTTCTAATGCGTGGTGAGCTAACACAGGCGGACGGTGTGGATTGATTCCTATGTCAAATAATGTACGTGTATCACGCACTTGCCAAAAATTCCAAGGACACATCTTTTCTAGTTTTTGAAAAATATGTTCACAAATAACAACATCAAAACTAGCACCGTGACTCCATACACGTTTAGCACCCCAACAAAATTTATAAAGTTGATTCATTGCATCTGCAATAGGAATACGGTTGTCTGTACTAAATGCTTCGTCTTGTGCTGCTTTGCTTTGTTGAGCCCACCAATCAATTGTGGACTGCGTTGTAGTTAATCCTAGTGCATCACAGCTATCAATATCTACTTTTACATAAAATTTATCTGCTGTCTTTTGCCTTACATCGTCACCAAACGGATCGAACTTAACGGCCCCAATTGTTAGTACCGTTGCCGTTGGAAGTACATCCAGCGTTTCTAAATCGATCATAATGTCTGTTTTCATGTGTGTGCCTTTCTAATTTATATAGTTTATTATAACAGGGAGTTATAGACATGTCAACCTTTAAGTTGAAACTATTTGCGTCTTGGTTGCTTTTGTGGTCCTAGATCAAGTTCACGTTCTTTTCTTTTCCAACGTGCCTTTGCCGCCGCTTTGGCGATCTTACGTTTTTCACTAGGCTTAGTGTAGTACTGACGTTCACGGATTTCATTAAACAATCCGTCACGTTCAATTTTTTTCTTTAACCTACGGAGAGCCTTATTGACATCTTCACCGTCTCTTACAGCTACCGCCAAGCCCTCTGGATCAGGTGTAAACTGTCTCTTAGGTTTTTGAAATCTATCTCTGTTAGTATTAGTATGATGGTGTTTTGTGGTTCTATTATATGCCATAAGTGTTTATTGCTATCTCCAGTATGTTGTTAATTTGTTCAATATTCATAATCTCATTTTTGTTTGCTAATTGCAAACCAGTTTGTCCAAAATAGTAGCTGTTCTGCTGTGCCAGTAAATATCCAAACATTGTTTGATCTTGTGAATGTGCATTACTTATAATTATACTACTTTTATGTTTTTTGTCAACCACCCATTCACACTCTTGGCCGCTTTTGGCAACATAAATTATAATGTTTGGAAGAGAGTCGATGTTAGATAATACATCAGATATTAGTTGGGATTGTTCTGGAGCTAGATCGTATGTAAGTATTCTTAATGCGTCTAACTGTATATCATCCGGTGGCGTAATGATATTAATTGTGTTATTCATTTGCTACTGCTTTTACTCGTTGCCAAATTGAAGTTTCGGATTGCTCTGCATTCTGTATATATCCTAAACTTCTTTCTCTATTGTTTTCTTGACTTGAGTTGAACCTTCCTTTTCGATCCAACTTAAAGACTTCTTTTTTTTTAATTCTTCTTGTAACTCAGGAATAATTTGGTAATCTGGTTCAGCTTCTAAATACTTTTTCCACGGTAGTTCTTTTATTCTACCAAGGGTATGATTAATTCTGCTTGTCTTTAATTTGTTCTTTTGTGGATCTTCGGCTTTCCACTTTTTCATAGCTTCAGCTTCTTGGCTGTCTACACCTTCAAATACACTATCGTCATCTTCATCATCATCTACTTCTTCTGCAACTGCTGCCTCTGCGGCATCAACCATTTTATTCCATTTCTCAAGATCATCTTCTTCAATCATCTCTTTAGATAAAGTTGCAAAGTCAGGTGGAACATTATCAGCAATTAATTGAGCTCTTGCTTGTTCTTGACGTTTAGTTGTCCACGCTTCATTTTCTTCTAGTGCTTCAGTATGCTTACGTTCTATGTTTTCTTGATGTGCTTCTTCCCATTCTTCGTCCGTAAAAGGTGGAGTGGGCAAGATTGGATCTGGGTCTGGATCTGACTTTGGGGGCAACGTGCCACCTTTTTGGTCACGTCTCCATTCAAACGTATATTGACTTGCAATTAGTAATAGTACAGCAAGTGGATCAAACACAAAGATAATAATAATTATTACCCACTTCACTGCTTCTTCTAACATGGAGTTGTCAGCATTTTCACCGTAAACAAATTCAGCAATATATTTAATAGGTCCTACTTCTGCTTCTAGTTTACGATACTCGCCTTCTAGTGCAAACTTCTCGTCTATAAGATCATCAATTTCTGCGTTAGCTGTTTTAATACGAACGTTTTGTTCATCTACTTGTGAATCAATATCGTCTGCTTTATCAGTGTTACCAAGCTGACTGCGTAATCTCTCAATAAGTTTGTTTGACTGTGCAATCTGTTTGTCAGCGTTATCACGCAACCGTGCTATTTCTGTACGTGCGGCTTGTACTGTTGCTGAGTTAGCAGATTCTTGTATCTTAACTAACCATTCTGCACGTTCTGCTTGTTTAGCTTTTTTCCAATCACCAATCTTCTCAGCAGTCTTTTTACCAAACACACCATCAGCACTTGCACCAATCATTTGTTGTGCTTTTTTAATTTCGTTGTTGTCTACATAGCCTTGCAGGATTTGTAATTCCTTGTCAATCTTGTCTAGCTCTGTTTGAAATAATGCTGTTACGTTAGCAATAATTGTGTTTTGTTCTGCAATAGCAGGTTTAATTCTATCGTATGCTGATTCAATACGTTCTTGTTCTTTATCAATTTGTGACTGTACATTAGCATCATTACCTGTACCGCTAGTTTGTAACGATGCAATCTTTTGTTCTGCACGTTCAACTACGTCTTGCTGACGTGTAATTTCGCTTTCTAGACGTTCTACTTGTGCAACACTTTCTTGCCCTGCACTAGTTTGTTCGATGTGTGCTTTAGATAAAAATCCAAAGATTCCCATAGAAGTAATAAACATAAGGACCAATACTGCAATAGACAAGTATCCTTTTAACCACCAGCGAGCCTGCTGCCAATACTTGTGCAACCAAACTGCTGTTACTAGTTTACCTACTTCTAATGCGGTGCCCATGATTATAATAGGTACTGCCGCTGCCGCAAAGATGGCAACTAAACCTGCTACAGAGTAGTAGATTGCAATAGCACTGATAGTCAGAGCTGTTAAAAGTGTTAAAATTCCTAATATCATATATACTATTTACCAGAATACCATGACCAATCTGCGCTACTATTATTATAGCAACCAGTAACTGTCATAGTTTGTTGTTTATTGTATGCAATAGCAGTTAAATGCAACCTTCTGCAATACCCAGACCCTGTAGGCCAAGTCATAACTGGAGTTGAGATACCACTTGCATCAAATACATTCCAACGAACACTGTCGCCAGTTTCTGCATAAAGTAATGCATGTGTTACGCTACTCATGTATGCTTCTCGTTGTGTTGGATCTAATTTTTTAAACCAACCAAAGGACCATTCCAACATCCTTGTGGTTCCTTGATTAGATGAATAATCAAAAAACTTTGGATTAGTAAAATCTGCTGAAACTGCCGGACTGCTAATTAAGAGCAGTATTGACAATTTCCCAACTGCCATCAGGCTTTTGACAGCTAACACCTTTTCTTTGAACATTATATCCTCCTACGAGCATCCAGTAATTAAATTCACCACAGTTTGGAGCCATACCAGATTTAACCTGGAACAACCTTTTTATGTCATCGTCTGTACATTCTACGTGAGTTCGACTGTCAACAGTCTCTCCGTTCTGTATCATGATGTCCTGTGATGTATGACAATATTGCGGCTTCTCAGCAATAACATGTGGCTTAGATGCACACCCTGTCATTGCAGCCAGCCCAGCTAACAGCAAAGCTAGTCTAAGCATTTTATTGTACCTTTGCTTCAGCAATAAGTCGATCAAATGTTTCTAGTGGCATCTTAATTCGAACATACGTATGCACACGACTAGTTGCTGCTAGTTCGTATGAGTATTTCTTAACTTCAAGATGTTCACGGATAGTTGTATCCTTAACCATATGTTCGACATATGTTCTGTCTTTACGTGTGTCGTTTTGGATATCAACTGTAGTTGAACTGTTTACAGTTCCGTTAATACGTTCTGCAAAACCTTTTACAGCAAATGCATACGCTTGTGCTTCTGATGCTTGTTCAAATTTGCTTTCGCCCATTCCACATGCATAAGCATACTTGTCTTTCCAGAACAAGAAACCTTCTGAACCAATTTGTTCACAATCCATATACCAACTTGGATTAGCTTTAGTTTCTCGAATATCAATTGTCTTCATTGAACTACATGCACCTAATCCTAGAATCAGTGTACCTACAGTTAATGCCTTTAATGTTGCCTTCGTTTTCATAACATGCCTCTCTGTGTGTGTTAATGTTCTTTTAGTATAGTATAGTTTGCGCTAGTTGTCAAGTCTTTTTAGGTTGTTTTGGATACTTTTCTTTCCAAAACTGTAGTATTGCACCATCTCGGGTGTACCATATAAAACGATTAGGAACTATCCTTAGATGCCAAGGGTAAGGACGACTCTTCATGTCCGTCCAACTTTCTGTTCTTTGTTGGCACCAAGGCCATATGCTAGATCCAATCCTTGTAAGACCAACACAGGCGGGGTACTTTGAATTTTTATGTAATTCATCTAAGATGCTGCTTTGGGTCAATAATTTATCTTTGCACGTAAAATATGTGAAGTCCAATTCTTCCTACTAACAACATGTTATCGTTCCATTTAGGATCAACATAGGTTGCATGATAGTGTGTAGCGCCTTCTGAAATGCCACGAAGGTAGTTGTATTCTAACATTCGATAAGCTATAGTTTGTGCCTTGTTCCAAGAATCGCCTGATGCAGGCTTGTCGGCTTTGCCATCGCAGAACCAACTGAACTGACACCTGTTCCGAATTGGAATATACTTCCTTTCAGAATCATCTAAGTCTGGAAATTGTTTTGTTTTCCAGCTCTCTTTCATTTTTGCTTGTTTGATAACATCGCAAACGGTATTTGGATAAACTGTACTTTCTACCCTGTTTAGTACTACGTCTGATACTGCTGCCATTCCGGCAATGTTATCACTTCTTGATTCATAATATATATTAAGAGCAAGACAGTACGCTTCTGGGTGTTGCTCTTTTGAAAACAGCTCTTGCTCAAATTCTATGGCATGAGTGCCATTCATCTGTGTCTCTGCAACTAATACAGTTGTCTTAAGCATAACGGATAATGCAATCACGCCGGCGATAGTTTTAGTAAGTTTATTCATTTATTTCTCTCCATGTTTTATTTAGACTATGTTTTGACAATATTATCTACGCATACTGCTAATTTCTTTAGCTTGGTTGGTTCCACGCATAACAGGAACTGCATTACTCTTATGCATTGTTGCAATGCCAACAATAAGGTTACCGGTATACTTGGGCGTTTCTTTTTTAAACGCATTGTAGGTGCCAGAATCTAAACTTGGAATATCATTAGTACTTGAATTCGGACGTGAAAACACAGCTGAAGGTTTATATTCTTGTGGTTTCCTTTGTGTCTTTGGCTTGTACTGTCCGCGAGTGTAAAGAACATAATCGTCAAACGATAGTGTTTCGCTACGGATTGATTTTAGGAATTTATTGTGCTTACGGTGTGCTACTGTAAGTTTTTCAATTTGTGATTTTGTAAGAGGTTTCTTCTTACGTACTTTTGTATTTAATGTGGAAAGGCCACGTGCAAGATGCATAGTCATTACGCTGCTCCTTCAATAAAATTATCTGAACAAGCATACTCCCAACGCTCTGCTATTGCTTTGGTGTGCTTACACTTACCATGCATTGTCATTCCAATGCAGTTACAAGTGAATCCTTTTGGAGTAAACTCAATAGTGTACTCGTTTGTGCCGCTGCCTTGGACTGCGTACTCTGTTCCTACTGCCCAATGCTTAGACATATCAAAGAAGTCTACTTTGAGATATCTTGGTCCGTATTTGCCTTTTTGTGCCATAATGTGTGCCTCTATAAGTTATTAACTTAGTATTATAATAGCACCACTTGAACAAAAAGTCAAGAAAAAAGGTGCCAAAATGTCGGAAATTGGCACCTTTTGGAGTAGTTTAAGCTAACTTAGAAGTTAACGTTAAACGATACAACTGCTTCTCTATCAGTTCTATTAAAGTCTGTGTCCATTTGCTGTAACACTGCTACATTTACTGTAGTAGTAGGAGTTACACCATACGAAAGACCAACTTGTGCAAATGCATCTGCTTCATCAAAATCCATAAAGTCGCCTTTAGAAGATTTCCAATCATAGCCTACTTCAGCATATGGAGTTACAATACCCATATCAAATGCTGCGCCAACAACTGGACTAAATCTTAACTCATCTTTAGTTGTTGAATCACCAGTTGTGTAGTGAAGCTCTGGAGTAGCATAAAACGATACTCTAGATGGTTCTAACTCGTCTTGTGTAGTAGTAAAAGTTTTACCAACTGTTAAACGATAATCTTCAACAGCATCGTTGTCGATAAATTCAAGACCTACTGTTGCTGTACCAAAGTCGTGAGCTACGCCAAAAACGTTTGCTTCGTGACTAAAATCACTGTTTGCACCAGTACCTACTGAAAAGGTTGTGTTGTCTCTAGAAAGGTTAATGTTTACCCCTGTCTTGTCAAAATTATCAGCTTGTACTGCGGTTGCCATTAATGCAACTGCTGCTGCTGTTATTATTATTTTATTCATGTGTTTACTTTTCCTTGTTCCTTAAAACTAAAAAAACAGTGGACATCATTGTCCACTGTACGGTTATTATCCAACATCGATCTATTTAATCGTATACAACTGTAGAGTTATATACTAACTAAACTTTCTCGTTGTTGATGTTCTTAATAAACTCAAACGTCGATGAATGAGTTTTCAAAAAAGCTAAACAGTTTTCCGGAGCGGTTTCGCCATACGGATCATCGTCTAAGCCTTCGTTGTTAATGCCAGGTTCCTGCCACCACTGTTCTACTACGCCATCGTTAACGATAGCCATGTATCGCCAGCTACGTAAACCAAATCCCAAATGGTACTTTCCAATTAACATGCCCATAAATCGGGTAAAGTCGCCGGAGCCATCTGGAATAACTTTAACACGTTCGATGCATTGATCTTTGGCCCATTTGTTCATAACAAATGCGTCATTGACACTCATGCAATAAATGTCGTCAATTCCCATTTCACAAATTTTGTTGTAGTTCTCTTCAAAACCTGGTAGCTGATACGTTGAGCAAGTAGGTGTAAATGCACCCGGCAAACTGAATAACACTACACGCTTACCTTTAAAGTAATCGTCTGTTGTCATGTCTTGCCAACGGTATGGGTTTGGTCCTTCAATTGTTTCGTCACGAACTCTTGTCTTAAAAGTAACGTGTGGAATTTTAAAGCCTGCAATCATTAAGTTCTTCCTTTATTGTCGTGCAAATTATTTACCCTGTACTCTAGACACTATAGTTAGATCTGAATACAAGTACTACGTTTCGGACAATTTTTCGTTGTCTTTATTTTCTCTGATATGCCATTTTAAACTGCACTCTGGTCCACAGAATATGTGTTGCCTTCCTGCTGTATAATACGGTGAAGTAAAGTATGCTTCGCCACATTCACTGCACTTATTCATCGCTAACTTCTCTGATCGTCATAGATGACGACCTTCTCAAATTTGCGGTGGCTCTTGGACCATTGCTTCAAAGGCTTTGAAAAGATAATCTCTTCAGTAGTACCTTGCTTAATGTAGCCTGCCAAGTTGCCGCCTTCGTTAACAATATATGTGTGATTCTGAACGGGAGTATCCCAAACTGTTACTTCTTTAAGGTATTGCATAATGCCTCCTAATTTAGTCTTCATCATCGTCGTCCCACAACCTAGCAATACGCATTTCGTTTGTTAGACGTGCTATTTTAATCATGCTGCCTGGCCCGTCCCATAGCTCGTTCATCAGCTCGTTTATTTCATCAAGTGGAATTGCTTCAATATGATTCTTCTTCCAACTGTTAGCAGTCTTAAAACATTTTTTATGAAAGTGTTCTAATAAGAACTCTACAATGCCTTGCGGAATTCGACTGTGTTCACTGAATGCAAATGTACCTTTAAATCCGTTAAGTGTTCCTGGATCGTTTATAGGTTGCTTTGCCCAATATGCGTTACGGTGTTCAGCTTCTGGAATTAAAAAGTTGTGCAATATATTCATAGTACGTGCCTTAGTTAAGTAATAATTAACTATTATACTACAAACTGTTAACGTTGTCAACCGAAGATGGAGTGAGCGACAGGACTCGAACCTGCATGCCTTTCGGACTGATGGATTTGCAATCCACTGCGTAACCATTCCGCCACGCTCACATATTGGCTGGGGTGGTAGGATTCGAACCTACACTCGTCCGGATCAAAACCGGATGCATTACCAATTATGCTACACCCCAATATTGGCGGAGAGTGTGAGATTCGAACTCACGGAACCTTTCGGTTCTCTGGTTTTCAAAACCAGTGCAATCGGCCACTCTGCCAACTCTCCTAACTTGGTCTCGATGGTAGGATTCGAACCTACGACCCCTCCGCCCCAAACGGAGTGCTCTAACCAGACTGAGCTACATCGAGTTAACTGGTGCAGAGTGTAGGAGTCGAACCTACTATGCGTTAGCGTCGGATTTACAGTCCGATGTCCCACCGTGGAACCTACTCTGCTTAAATTGGCATAGATGCTCAGATTCGAACTGAGAGCTGGTGGTTTGGAATCACCCGTGTTGCCATTAACACTACACCTATATAAACTTCAAAAAAAAAGCCCCTAACACTATTTGTGCTAAGGGCTTATAAAAATATCACTTTGTTAAAAAGTCACATCAAGACAAACCCCTCCCTGTCGGTGGGCACCAATAAAATGATTGTTGTGCTGTCTTGTGCATTGTAATTCCTGTTGTTCTATTATTTAATGTATAACTTAATATACAGTGTTATTTAGTATCTGTCAACCCCTAAGTTAACATTTGTTTAGTTTATGGAGCGGGTAAGGAGAATCGAACTCCTATCTTTAGGTTGGAAACCTAAGGTCTTACCATTACACAATACCCGCAGCGTAACTTTTCTGTTGCCAGGTAAGTTACCAACCCCTACGTGCTTAGTTAGACTAAGCCGCTAATGCCATTCCTGGCGCTGTATTTGCGTTTGCATTTACAAAGTTTGTTCGCGGTAACGGCGCTTACATCCCGGTAACTCCACTAACTCTATTAACTACCAGTCGATCCTAGTTCGCCCCCATCATAAACACTCTAGCCTGCGTATCCGACCACGATAATCTACGATTCGGCCTAAGGGACACAATGTTTAAGATACCGTTCCTAAGTATCACTAGAGTGCTTATGGTGGAGGCGTCGGGTACTGCCCCCGAGTCCTGTATAGCGTTTAAATTGCTTCAACGTTACGATAGTATTTATATACTAACATCAAGCGAGCAACAAGTCAAGAAAAAAGGGCCGAAGCCCTTTTTCCCTATTCAAATCTTTATTAAAGAGATTGAATGTTCGACGCTTGAGGACCTTTCGGACCTTGTTCTAGTTCATACGAAACAGCTTGATTCTCTGTTAAAGTCTTAAACCCTTCGCTTGAAATAGCTGAGAAATGTGCGAACACATCTTTTGAGCCATCGTCTGGTGTAATGAAGCCATAACCTTTCTCTGCATTAAACCATTTTACTTTTCCTGTTGTCATTTTATTTCCTTTTGTTATGCGGCTTGTCTATCTACTACTTTGTCTTTTACGACAGACGCAGTTCTATTCTTGCCAGTTTCAGGTCGGATAGGTTCCAACCATGTGTCAGCAATGTAGGCTTTCGGTGCATCTCCAAACATGTTACTTAATCCATGTTCTGCGGATATCCACCAGTAATGATCTGTTACAGGAATTAAACAGGCTAGTCCTTTGAAATCAAAAGATTCCCCTGCCTTGTACTTTCCGATGTAGTTCTCAACCAAAACAATCTTGCCGATATTCTCTGGTCTAACAGAGTATATAATTTTAGCTAAATCACCTTGTTCGCATTTCATATTACTTTAACCAAGCTACTCGCTTTCCTTCACGAACACGACGAGCGTGTTCCTCTTCTGAACCTGGATATCTCCAAGCCCATATTGCAACGCCTAACATAAACACACCACTCCATACTACTGCTTTAATATTGCCAGTAGCAAGATAAGTTGCAAGTAATGTTGTTGACATCACAAATACCATTGCATACTTTCCCTTAGTAGGGAAAATACGTTTAGTGTTCCAATTTGTTAAGAACTTACCAAACCAAGGATGATTGTATAACCATGCCTCCATTTTAGGTGAACTCTTAGCAAACGCCCATGCAGCAATTACTAAAAATATGCTGAATGGTATTCCAGGAGTTACGATACCGATGTAGGCTAAACCTACACACAAGAATCCTAATGCCTGGTATAAATACTTTTTGATTTTATTCATAAAGCCATCCTTCTAGCAAAGTTTGTCTTTGCCTTGTAGTATTAGTTATTGTATAATCAAACATATAATACTATTCGTGGCTTATTTAACAACTGGTCGAAAGATTCCACTAATCCTACCTCTACTCTGGGTCCATCCGCCTTTCCAGCTATTAGTAATCGTTCCACCCGATGGATTGTTATTAGTGGCACTCGCTTTATCACTTTGGTTACCGCCAACAAAAGAATAAACTCCTGGCGACGGAACAGTGTATATAAAGTTAACGTGACTGTAGTTCCATACTACAATATCACCCGGTTGACCATCTGATAGTGGTATAGGAACACCACCATATAAACTTGTTTTATCTCTAAAGTCATATGCTCTAGCACTTTGCATATATTTGTAACCTGTACGTTTTAGTACCCAATTACAAAATCCTGCACACCAAGGTGTACTATCTGTTTTCCAATATGCTGTATCCGGAAAGCCTAACTCTGACCATAGATTAAGAATATTAGGATTTGTTCCGTATTCATCCCATTGATCATTATTAGCTTCTGCTAGTACTTGACTTAAGAATCCTGGAATACCATCTGCTGCTGCTGTTGAATTGGCAGCACTTGCATCAACCAAGGCTTGTTCGTTTGTTCCTAAATCATCAACACCTGCTGCTGGAGCACCTTCATACCTTACTGGTACCTGATTCTCTGCAATAGTTCCGTTGGCTTGTCCACCACCTGTTGCACCTACATCGGGAGGATTTGATACTGCTTCTTGGATTACTGTATTAATTGCTGCTGCTTGTGCCGGCGAAAGTATAATAGGTGGTACATAGCCTTCGTTAGCCCAAACGTCTGATGAACCACTTGCGGCCGCATTAGCTACCCAACTTCCATGTCCACCAGTTGCATCGTCCTTACGATGAACAGGAATATTGTTAATCCAAACACTTAATGAACCTCCTGTTGCAGGGTCACCACATTTGGTAGTATCGCCTATGCGTACAGTCTTTTCAAAGTTAGTAAACACATCTGGAGAACCAACTGTGTATGCTTCTTGATGAAATGGGTTTGGTGTAGGACTTGCATGTCCTTTGTGTTTATCTACGTTTGTTCTTACTACTTCTGGCATACTAGTATTTATGCTACCGCAATTCCGGTAGTTTGTTGTGTATATTGTTTGCTGATGTTTACTTCTGTTTTAGCAACACAACTAATAGCTTGTGATTGTAGTACAAACTTTCCTGTAGGTGCTACGCTAAACATAAACGGAGCAAGTCCTAGTCCTTCTTTGCCTGCAATTAATACCATTGGTTTATGCAGTGTAAATCCTTTTTCATTTTCTTCTTCTAAGCGGGCAACAATCTCTTCGCCTGAGCTTAATTTAAAGGAGACATTATCTCCTATTTTGTACGGTAGATCAATTAACATTTTTTATCCTAATGTAGACCCGGTGCCATTGTACCCGGTGTTTTCGACATATTCAAGTAGTTCTTGGTACCCGCCAATGGATTCGCTGTGTACTTTAATTTGTGGGAAAGTACGTGCTGTGGGGAACATTTCAAATAATCCTTCTCTTGTAAAATCGACATCAAGTTGAAAATACTTAAATTTTAATTGATTCGATTCACAAAACTTTTTAGCTCTATCACAAAATGGACAGCTAGGTTTGCCATATATTTCTATCATTTTTTTATCCTACGTAAACAATTGACTTTTGTTTATTAATTACCCTAACCATGATGGAGCCACCGTTCTTCTTGGAAATAGCAGCGTTGACTGCTTGAGCCTCGCTACTATATGATCCGTATGTTGTCCAGCTTTCGTACGGTGAATGTTTTTTGAACTGTGTTTTGTACATACTATTACTTATCTTTAAAGTTCGAATCCGTCAAACGTGTTTTCTTCAACATCTTGTTTAACACCGCCAATGATATAGCTTTCAATTTCTGTTTCTTGAGGTGCTACTTGTAAGCCTGAGCTTGATAACCAATGTTGTGTCCACGGTAACGGATTAGTGTTTAGAGGGCGATCATAAATTGTGTTTAGGCCAAGACCTTTTAAACGCTTGTTTGCAATAAACTCAACATAAGCATGTAACAAATTAGCATTAAGACCTACAATAGATCCTTTTTCAAACAAGTAGTCTGCCCAACGTTTTTCTTCGTCTACGCATGTACGCCACATTTCGTATGTTTCTTCTTCACACTCTTTTGCAATTTTAATAAAGTCTGGGTCATCGTTGCCTTTAGCCCAATGCTTAAGAATGTGTGTAGAAAGGTTAAGGTGTGTTGCTTCGTCTCGTGCAATCAATGAAATAATCTTTGCAGAGCCTTCCATCTTTTTAAGTTCACCAAACGCAAAAGTACAAGCAAACGATACATAAAAACGCAAACCTTCTAAGATGTTTACAGTCATCATTGCTTTGTACAGTTGCTTCTTAACTTCATACAGTGTACCTTTACCTTTGTACATGTGGTTTGTTACCATATCGTGAAACTTGTCGTACTCACGTGATACGCTTTCTGCCCTTGCAATAATCTGTTCGTCATCTAAGATAGTATCAAATACTTCTGCAGGATCGGAATATACATTTTTAACAATGTGTGTATAGCTACGTGAGTGGATAGTTTCTTGGAAGTCCCATGCTACAATACAACTTTCTAATTCTGGATTAGAACAGTAAGGTAAAAAGTTTAGACAAGGTCCGCGGCCTTGGACACTATCAAGTAGTGTTTGGTATTTTAGATTAGACGTAAAGATATGTTTTTGAGCTTCTGTAAACTCAGCATAGTCTCCACGATCTTTTTGTAGACTTACTTCTTCAGGTCTCCAAAAATACCCAAGCATAGTCTGATTTAATTTGTCATACTCCGGATACCGGAATACATCATAACGTTGTGTATTTTGATCTGCACCAAAGAACATATGCTCTTTAGTAAAGTCTACTTTATTTCTATTAAAAACGGTCTTGTTCACTGTGTGTCTTCCTCAAATATTACATGCTTCGCACTCATCATCTTCCAACACAGGAAGAGTAGAGCCATTCATTAATGGCTGTTCTTCAACAGCCGCTTCTTTATCCTCATCACCTTTAAAATCGTAGGTGTTTTGATAGTATGATGTCTTCCAACCTAACTTGTAAGTTGTTAACATATCTTTCATCATTACACTCATCGGAACTTCGTTGTTCTCGTAGTGTAATGGATTGTATGACCAATTACCACTAATGGATTGATCAAAGAATTTTTGCATTGCAGCCACTACGTTAATATAACCATCGTTGTTTGGCATATCCCAAAGTAATGTATAAAAGTTCTTTAACTGCGAATACTGTGGAACAACTTGTTTAAGAGGCCCTTTCTTTGACTTCTTAACGGACAAGAATCCCCTGGGTGGTTCAATTCCATTGGTAGCGTTCGACACAACGGAACTGCTCTCCGAAGGCATTTGTGCGGACAATGTGCTGTGCCTGAGTCCATGTTCCTTAATCTGTACTCGTAAAGCCTCCCAATCATACTGCAACTCCGCTTTAACTACTTTATCGATATCTTTCTTGTAAGTGTCGATTGGTAGTATGCCTTCGCTGTATTTAGTTTGGGGGTAAGCTGTACATGCTCCACGTTCTTGAGCAAGTTTGTTACTTGCAACTAACAAGTAGTATTGAAATGCTTCTGTTAGTTCGTGTACAAGTTTCCATGCATCATGCTCGCTATACTTTACTTTGTTTTTTGCAAGATAGTGTGCAAGGCCAATATAGCCTATACCTAAGGAACGTCTTGCTTTGGTACTAACTTCAGCAGCCTTAACTGGATACCCTTGATAGTCAATAATCTCTTCTAGTGCTCTTACTGCTAGTTCACACAACGGCTCAAGTTCTTCTAGGTGATTAATAAGTCCTACATTAATAGCTGACAAAATACACAATGCAATTTCGCCTTCTTCGTCATCAATGTGCTGAATAGGTTTAGTTGGCAATGTAATTTCTTGACACAAGTTACTCATAAACACAGGATCTTTAAATGAGCTGTGTGAGTTACAGTGGTCAACATTCATAATATAGATACGTCCTGTTTCAGCACGTTCTTTTAATAGATTACCAAACAACTCTTTTGCTGGAATTGTTTTCTTTCTAATAGATGTCTTGCGCTCTGCTTTTTCGTATACTTCTTTAAACAATTCGTTATTGCCTGAAAAGAATGCATCATACACTTCTGGAACATCATGCGGCGAGAAAAGAGTAATGTTGCCGTTACTCAAAAGTCTTTCATAGAACAACTTGTTAATTTGAATAGAATAATCTAATCTGCGTACACGGTTGTCTTCAGTTCCTTTGTTATTTTTTAGTACAAGGATGTCATCAATTTCGTAGTGCCAAATAGGAAAGTGTGTAGTTGCACTACCACCACGTACACCATTTTGTGTACAACTTCTAACTGTTGATTCGTAAACTTTTAGGAATGGGATCACACCTGTGTGTGCTACTTCTCCACCTCTGATTTTAGAGTTAATAGCTCTCGTACGACCCGAATTAATACCAATGCCTGCTCTTTGAGCAATGTAATACCCGATAGCACTGTTACTGCTAAAGATACTAGGCAAAGTATCATCAACGTCAACCAGAACGCAACTAGCAAACTGCCGGATTGGAGTACGAACGCCAGCCATGACTGGTGTTGGTATGTTGATTTTAAAAAGACTGGTCGCATCGTAATACCTCTTAACATATGATAATCGTGTATCTGCAGGATAGTCAGCAAATAGTGTAGCTGCAATCATCATGTACATAAATTGTGGAGTTTCGTAAATATCTCCGTTACTTCTATCTTGGCAAAGATACTTGTCAACTACTTGACGCAGGCCAGCATAGGTAAAATCTTCATTACGCTCATGTTTAATCCAGGTATTCATCTTTTTAAGTTCTGTATCAGAATACTTGTCTTTGATAGCAGGGTCGTACACCTTACGCTTAATATTATCATCAATTATTTGGCTGAGAGACTGATGTTCATAACGCTTGTAAACTTTCTTATGCAGACCGTATAATAATAATCGTGCTGCTGCAAACTGGTAGTTGGGTGCTTCTAGACTAATAAGGTCATTTGCACTTCTAATTAAAATTTCTTGGATTTCTTCTGATGTCATACCATCGTAGAATTGTAAGTCTGCGTTCATTTCAATCTGTGAACTACTTACTCCAGCAAGTTCAGAACATGCTTCTTCTACAACAAAATGCATTTTGTCTAAGTCGAGTAGTTCTTTTTCTCCTGATCGTTTTGTGATGTAAATTTCTTTGCTCATATGTCTCTCATTCTTGTGTGTACAGAGGTATTTAGTATTGGTGACACTGCCTGCCATGCCATAGCTGGCTGAAACTTTTTACCTCTGGTCCTGTTTAAAGTTCTTAATTAAGTATAACGTCAGATTGTGTGAAGAGCAAGAAAAATATTTATTTTTCTTACTCATTTGGACTATATTCCGTACTGTATATCAAACGATAGGTCGCCGGTAGCGCCTGTCGCAATTGGATTCTTGTAGGATAATACAACCGTGTCTATACCACTGTCAGTGTCGTTGTCACGCAACGATGCTGCAAATTCAAACCCGGTCATAAGTATGCCGCCTGTTGAAGTTACAGAAGTATCTGAATACTCGTAGTTGTCGGAAATTGATAGTTTAGACACATCATCTCCGATTGTAATGTGTGCTGTGCCTTTTCTAATGTGGTTTGCTAGCCTTAGTGTGTAGTTTAATGTAATAAATGTATTCATTGCTGAAAATACTGCAACAGGTCTAAAACTGTCAGTTGTATAAACTGGCGAATAGTTTCTGTCATTTAAACTTGTTAAGTCACTACCAGATACTTCAGCTATTGCTGCTACTGTTTCTGTGTTTACAATACCTGCATCTTGTTGTCTGTCACTAGTACAATCTTTTACTACGTTGTTTCTACTTTCACCAAACGTAACAATGTTTGTTGTTGGGTTAGCAGATGAGCCTGTGCCGTTTCCGCAACTAACAAAATCACATCTGTTAATTATTGTACCATACCCGTATACTGATTTAAATGCTTGGGCAGCAACTTCAGTAAAGTTACAGTCGTTAACAATCCAGTTGTTACCTTGACCTACAACACCATTAATGTATATACCGGTGTCTAACTCATTAAAGTTACAGTCAATGATTTGAACTTTAGTGTTTGTAACAATAGTTTGTGTACTCTTAATACCAATTGAGTTTTCTTTAAAGGTACAATTTTTAAATTTAATATTATCTACTTTTAGTCCAGCAAGATCGTTGTCCCAAATAACTGCGGCTGGCTCAGTTGCATATGAAGATACCACGTTACCTAGATTGTATTCGCCCTTAAAGATAACACTGTTGAACTCTGCATCTTTAAGTCCTGTTAATACTAACGAACCCGATGAACGCTTTAATGTAATATTATGTATTTCAATGTTAGACGGTCTATCGCTACTTGAGAATGAAGCAAGAGCTGTTCCGTTAGCACTGATAAGCTGAATGTTTGTTGTGTCAAGATTTAGTACTGCACCACTAGCTGTTTCGCCTCTAATGATTGCATTACTAGGAATTTTAAGATCTTGTGTAAACAAGTACTCGCCGTTTGGTACTACTAGTACTTTCTTAAAGTTAGGATCAGCATTTCTAAATAACTGTGTAAATGCATTTTCAAAAGCTGTAACGTTGTCAGTTGAGCCGTCACTAACTGCTCCAAAGTCTGCAACACTAACTTCAATTTCGTCAATCTTTCCTAGTAGTGTACGTGATGTACTCTGTGTAATTGATGGTGTTGTAGAAGAGAATTTGTAACTAGATGCTAGTTCTAATATATTATCGTGCTCTGTTAGTACTTTTGTGTTACCAACAGCAGGTGCGCCTTCCTGTGTAGACCCATTACCAATATAAAGTTCTTGTGTGTCTACTGCCCAAGCCAATTCTGCTGAACTTAACTGTGGTACACCACTTGAGGAGTTCTTTTTACCTCTACGGATTTGAATCTTTGATATTTGAACTACAGCCACGTGCATTGCTCCTAATAATTTATATTAGTATTTATATCAATTGTCCTTCAACTCAGCGAACGCTCGGTTCATTTGTTGGATTTGTTTGCGGTTTATTTTATGTAGTACTCTGTAGTTGTGATCTACTATCTCTTGTATCTCTTCTGGGTACAATTTAACCATTTCACGGAGTTTATTAGCAGCTTCTACTGTTGCTCTAACGTTACCTTGATAGTTTTCTTTAATAAACTTTTCAAATGTATGAAATCCTTTAGTTTTAAGGTCATGCAATATACCATTAGTACCTTGTATAACAAACGGACTTCTATTAAGTATTGCTCTATAAGTCTTTTCTGTAATAAATGTATGCTGCATAGGCTGTGTATACTCCCATGTTTCGCATATGTAACTTACACAAGAGTTGTTATAGATTTTATAAGTGTCATTAGAATACCCTTGAGATGTACTAGGATCGTAATCAGGAACACTTACGCTATCAGCAGGACCCCAATGCGGTTCAATTGCTTCTAAGAATAGTTTTTCTATAGTTTCAGGCAAAGATTTGTTAAAAGCTAGATCGCTGGAAGAGCCTAATAACCCCATAACCGAATTGTCTAGAAGCTGTTGCTTCCAAAATTCATAAAGAACTTCTGTTCTTTTGTTCTTTCCTACTCTACCTAGCAGTAAATTAATATTAGGCTCTCGTTCAACAACAGGCATAGTACACACAGGCATACCATTTAGTTCTCGTTGTACTGCTGATATTGCAAATAAATCTATATACTGCGTTTTGTGACGGAACTTAGTTGAGCCTTTGTCCTGCCACTGTGCTGAAGAGTTTAGTAATACAAGTTTTCGTTCTTGAGGGACAAGTCTAGTTATTTTAAGCAACCTATCAAAATCAGTTTGGCTAATGCCGTCTTCATATGTAAAGTTGAATACAACATAAGTTTTATTTGATTTGCGCCATCTAAATTTAATAACCTTTCGTATTTTATCTAGATAGGTCAAATCCGAAGCTGTTGCTAGATTTATAAAAACAAAGTATGGACACTTAGAAAGCTGTAATCGTGCATCTAAATAAGGATCTGTTGTGTTTTGATCCTTAGGAAGATAGCTTGTTAATTCATTTAGATTATGAGTTGTTGGATCAAAGAATAATGACTTCTCACCAATAGACAACTGTTCCATTGCCTAACTCTTTAGTGCGTAATATTCTTCTACTTTAGATAGCCACTTGTCTTGATACTCGTTCCAGTTATCTGGAGTAAGATCAAACTGTTGGTATTGCAAATCTCTACTGCACATAAAAATGTGACCTTCACGTATCTCTGTGCCGTACACTTCGTTGTGTGCCATTGCATATGCTACCATCTGTAAGAAGTAATCTTCTACCCACTCTAATTTCTTAGGCTTGTTAGTTTGCTTATGGTCCATAATCGCTGGATTGCCTTTGAACACACCGCATAAATCAGTTGTGCCTGAGTACAGTCCAGGATAGTATAATGATTGTTCCATACCCCATACTTCGTCTACATGCTTTAAGCCATTCTCAATAATGACATCTGCCATTTTGTTTGCTTGTACATGTACAGGGTTGTTACCAGGTTGTCTTTGTATTCCTACAATAAAACGTTCTAAGTTGGCATGCATAGCTGTGCCAACCCCTGCAGCTTCTGTTACAATTTGTTGTGCTTTTGCTTCGCCTACTCGCTTCTTCCACAGATTTAAATGGGTCATGTCTTTAGTTGCACCAAGGATTGTAGTTACACTAGGTAGCTTTTCTCCATCGGGTGTCAAGTAAACTCGCTTACGAGTTACAGGATCATTCATCTGTTTGAGAGGTTTATAATCGAATTTTTCAACGAACGGTGGTGGGTCGAGTACTGTTATTTGATCTGTCATACTGTATATATTACAGCCTTTCTATCTAGTTGTCAAGTGTGAATTTAAACTTCTTGTGCCAATTGTTGTGGAGCTGCTGTTGCTGCTGTTTGATCAACTGCATCTTGACTGCTCTGATCACTTTGTGGTGATTGAGGATCTGCGTCTGGTGCTCCCGGAACATTTAGCTCAATGCCGTCGGCATTAAAGTTCTTAACTAGCGTTTGGATTGCAGGACTTGAGTCGTAAATTGCTTTAAACGTTTCGTAGTCTGCTGCTAGTTGGATTTTAGTTTTAAGTGCTAATTGAGATAATGCTTCCCAATTTAGTTTAGCTGGTGCTTTTTTCATTTCAGCACGACCAATAATGTTTTTTAACAAAATAACATATTTGTCTACAGTTTCGTCTGTGCCTTCAAATTCAAAAATTCTCATTATCTAACTTGCGCCTGTGCTGTACGAAGCTCTCTAATTTGAGCTTCTAATTCGGATATTTTATCTTGATATTCTTTCTTTGCGACAGCAACTTCTTTGGTCTTTTCAGCTGGTGTTTGTGCTGTTGCACCTGTTGCACTTCGTGCATTATCGCCACGTCCTGCAAGTGCTGGTGCTAATTGGCCGCCCATGTCTCCTAGTTTAGCAATACCTAATCCAGCTCTGCCGGCTAGTTTAGCACCGCCAACTGCTGTCTTGACAACACCTTTAGCTAAGGAGCCTACGCCACGAGCTAAGGTACCAATACCTAATAGCTCTTCAAGCTCTTGATCTTTTGAGAACTCACTGAGTTTCATGTTAACCTGCTAATGTTCTTAATAGATTGGATTCGTAGTTAATAGACTCACGCTTCTCACGGCCTGCTGTTTCCATTCCACCTGCTGACGGTTCTGCTGCTGCAAAATCATCTTCTGCTGGAGCTTCTGCATCCATTGGCTCTGCCGGAGCAGCCATATCAGCTTCGCCACCTTCTTCTGGTTCTGCACCTAACATTCCTGTTGCTGCTTCTTCACCAGTAAGCTGTCTAATTGACGTTGCTAATGTTTCACGTGTCTGTTTAAGATTTTCTAGTGCTTGTTGAATAGCTGGAGCACTTGCTTCTAAAAATGCTTTTGATTGTTCTGCGCCCATTTCGTCGCGGATTGAATCGCCTAATTGAAGTAGTGTTTCATTTTCCATACCGGAAAGTTCTTCAATCCAACGTCCAACTCGGTCAACCATAGTTTTAGCAGTTACAATAGCACTTGCTTGTTGGATCTCGCCTTCTGTTACTTTCATATCTTCTCCTGTTTCAGTCGCTTCAGCTTGGGGATTTGTTGCTGGAACTTCTAAATTATCAATTGCTGATTCTTCACGTTCTAATAGTTCTGCGTTTAATACATCTAACATAGCTTGAGCTTGATGAAATGCATCACTCTCTAAGTTTTCGTTAAATCCGTTTGCTGTTTTAGCATCGTGGATTTGAGTACGTAACTTGTTACGTGCATCTTCTAACTTGGCAATGTCAAAGCCCTCAAGGTTTAGCTTCTTGCCAAACTGCTTGTACATGGACTCATTTAACTTCGCAGCCCTTGTTCTAAATAATTCGTTATGTTTCATTTCGATAATCCCCAAATGTGTATTCTGTTACATGTATTTATTCAAAACGCCGCTAATCTCTCTGCTTCCGATTTAGCGTTGATCGCTTTGTACTTAGCATCTTCGTAGCGACACCACATAACTTCTGCTTTTACTTCGTCACAACTATTACATGCCCTATGATATCTATCTAAAAATATGTTGCTATCTGTATAGTACCTGCTATAAAGTAGATCAGCAGCAAATAAACTATCTTGTAATGCTTTATCTTCATTCCATGCTAGTAAATTAGCTATTCTAATAGCAATAACATTTAAACTTATATCCTTATATACTAATTTATCTCTTTTTAATATATTCTTAAACGGTCCATCGGATTGTATTAGTACATCTCCAACATGAATACCTTTTTCAGACGTTGAGGGTAGTATGGTTCCTTGTTCTAGGAACTCCCTATAAGTTTTGGTTACTAGTTGCTCAAAGCGTTTTGAAATGTTAGTCATAAAAAAAAGGACCTTTTGTCCTTTGTATTTACAACTTATATATTTTGTTGGGTTACATCTTGAGTAAGATTGTAACTACTACTGATAAAACTGCTGCAATGATTGTTCCTGTTGTGCCAATGATTACTTTAGTAATACCTTTTTGGCCTTGTACTACATCTTCGTGAATATGATCTACTTTAACTTCTAACTTAGTCATTCGATTATCTAAAGCTTCATAACGAATAGCGCAAAGATCAACATGCGCTTCTAAATTTTCTCTTTCTAATTTTGTAGTAGACGTACTCGCCATTATATTCTCCGTAAACTCCCATTCTCTATGGGCAATTAGTAAACTTTGCTGTTAGCCTAATGCGTTTGAATTATAATGCCTTGCTTGCCTAGTAGTGTTACCTACAATGTATTTATCATTTGTTAGTAGAAAACAGGTTACGAATTAGCTTCTTTATTGCTGATAATTCGCTTTTAACTTCACCTAGTTGATTTGTAGTTCTGCTAAGTTTATTAAACATATCTCTAATTACAAACATAACCCAACACCACCAAACTATGCTCGTAACTGACATAACACTAATACCAACATACACACAAGGATAGGAATTAACACGTAGTCCGTACAGAGATAATAGGAAACCTGTAATCATAACGAATACAGATAGTACCATCATCCACGACCAGTTTGTTTGATTGTTGTCTTGTTTCATCATACTATTTAAGCCTATTGCTAGTGTAATTTATCAATACACTTAACTAACAGAATCATCTAGACGTATCCAGATGTTTTGATCTTCACCCTCTGTTACAAACACAGGGTTTTTAAATTTAATAGTTTCTTTTAGATGGGGGATGATTGGTACATTGTTTAGATCCTCTTTTAGTAGTCCAACATGATCGTTGTCCTTTAAGAAAACATCTTCTCGTTCAATATTGAATTCCCAATACCATTCATTTTCTACACTAGGATGTTCTACCATTTGAGGCGAGTGATTCCACTGCACAAGAGCTCGTAGTTCAATGCCCTGCACTAACGAATTAAAATTCGATTGTTGAGCATTTTCTAAAGGGGTAGCTGACGCATGACGATCAGGTACTGCTCGTGTAATGTCTACGGTTGTCTTTACTTTATATACTTTCATCACACATATTTACCGGTCATAAAAAAAGGGCACCAGTTTCCTGACACCCTTTTAATATTAAGTTTTATCTATTAACTAAATGTTGCTGCTGCAATTGTAAAGTTAGTAGAGTTGCTTGATGCTGCATTTTCAGCTGCTTTAATAGCTGCTTCTAATACACCATAACCAACAGTAGTACCGTCAGCGTCATAAACATGTGATGTATCTAAACCAAGTGTTAGTGCCATTACTGTGTCACTAACTCTTTGGAAATGATAAACCTCTGCACCTGCTACTGCAATACCTTTAACTACTGCGTCTGCAGAACCACCAGCTGTAGTAAACTGGGCTACTGCAAATGGTGTATCACCACCAGCTGTAACTGTTAAAAAGGTAAGCTCACGTGTGCCCATGTTTGACAATGGCTGTGCTGCTTTTTGGTTATTAGCGCCAACTGTATAAGTTGAAACACCATCACCTCTTACGACTTGTCCGTATAAATCTGCCATGTTAATTCTCCGTTATGTCTAAGTTAATTAGGCTTGTAAACCTGAGAACTCAGCAATCAAAGTTGCTGTAATGCCAGTTGAACCAGTACCAAAGTTAGATGCCATTGTTGCTGCGCCTGTTCCTTGGATTACTACTTGTACTGCGTCAGTTGTTCCACTTGTGAATACACCTGATTCAGTTAAAGGTTGTACAGCTACGACAGTGTGTGCATCGTTAGTTCCTGATACATCACCAGCTGTTAGATACTTAATTGCTGCTTCTAACTCTACTGTTGTCATGTTTGATTTAGCAAGATTAAGAACACGAGTGCGTCCTGCAATACCTTGTCCTGATTTAGCTGCTTTGTTGTCGCCTAATTCTGCAACACCTGAACCGCTATTGTCGTATGTTTGATAGACTCCGCTACCGTTTGATAGATCTGCCATAATATTATCTCCTCGATTATTAAATGATCCCGCTCAGGGACCGGCTTTTTTCTTACAGTAATATTTATCAATTACTTTAAAATTACGGGGATTTAGGCTATTTTGAGCTTAATCTGCTCTAAAAGGTGTCCATCTATCACGTGGAACTAACTTAACCTTGTCTTTTGTCTTAACAAAGCCTTCTCCACCTGGTTTACCGCCTGTAGTAGCAGTTACATCGCCTTCAGCAGCATCTAGTTCTGCAATGATCTCATCTTTGGCTTTCATTATCTCTGTGATAAGATAGAATGTGTCAGCAACTGTTTGACTATCAGCATCAACCATAGCTAATATCTTAGCTTGTTTGTTAACTGATACTTTAGAATTCTTTAGCCAGTTTGTAAAGGAGTTTGTGTTTAACTCGCTTAACTTTTTAGCACGACTCATTTGATTAACGAATGTGTAAAAGATATTACCCATGTCACTTAATCCAGGTTGTTTAGCAAAAAACTTAGCAATGTTTGCTTGTGATTTGTTTGCTACCTTTTCAATGTTGCCTAGATTGTCTGCGTTAACAGCTGGTGCTTTACTAACGTACTGCTGTCCTAGTACAACAAGATCTAGGTTACCGTTGAATGCTTTTACATCTGAAATTGGATCTCCAGTCTTGTCTCCAAAGTAACCATATGTAGCATGTGCCGCTACTGCAACTTTAGACTTAGCTAGTCTACGACCAATCTCGCTTTCTGTTTTAACATTGTAAGTAGTTTGGTTAGGTGTAAAACTAATACTACCATCACTACCTGCATAAGGTTTGCCTTGATGGAATAGTAAGTCTCCATATACATAACCTCTATAGTCTACTGGTGTGGCCTTTTCAAAGATGTCCCACAATGTTGCCATATCTTTAGCAAACTTAGGACGCCAGTCTTCGCCTTTGCCGCGACTATTAATAAACTTTTCTAATTCTTCAGGACTAGAACTTTTACCTTCTTCTTTGCCCCAGTTATTCTTTCCTACCAACCTAAAGGTTCCGTCATCTTCACGACCCCAATATACTGTAGGGTTTCCGTCCCACTTAACTGCAACATCACTAGAGTCTGTTTCCATACTCTTTAAAATATTAACAGCACGTTTTGCACCATCATCTGGATTAGTAAACACTAGATCCTCTACATGGTTAAACTCTCTGCCTACTGCTGCTTCAGTAACATTGTCTTTGTATTTTTGTTTACGTGGAATAGCTTTTGTTTTATCGTTGTGAGAACCAGCTGCACCGCTTTTGCGCAATGCATCCATTTCACGCCAGTTAGGATCACGAGGCTTTAACAGCTTCGGTTTCTTTTTGGCTTCAGTTGTGATTTCAAATGCTCTCATGTTTTCTTCTTCTTTGTTTTATCTACATAGGTAGCGTGTGGTATTTTTAGATCCTTCTTACCGTATACTGCTCCCACCGTGTGCATCTTTGAAAGTTTGTCAGCTAACGAATAACGAATATCAACTACTTCGCTTATTCTCATTTAACAGAGTCTATCATTCTACGCATCCAATTTGCTTGATAAGTTTCTACCTGCTTGTTATCCGGTAAAGTTAACCCATCTCTTGCAAATGCGTCTACTGCATCAGCAACTAGATCGTCATAGTTTGGTAACTTCTTAATGTAGTTAACAATTGACTCAACTGTTTCTAATGTTGATGGACTTGCTGTTTGACCTAGTAATGTTTTAGCAATCTGATTAGGATCGTTTGATACTAGTTCGTTGGTTTCTCTATCCTTTAAACCCTCATTTGCTGACCATTTCATACCCTTCGTTTTTGCTATGCTGGAAAGTAGGATGTGACGATGCATACCTTTATAAGGTGAATTAGGTCCTCCTCCCTGTAGGCTGAACTTCATCCAATCTGGATCACCGAACATAAAGTCCGTTTGCACGAAACCATTCGAGTCATCACCTTTGATCGGAGTTTTAAAGTGTACGCTAATGCCTGTCTTGCGTACCCACTCTTTAGGTATACCCTGCATGTTGTTTGTAGTAACATAGTCTGTCAATTTGGCTTCTAACTCTGCCTTGGACATCTTTGTTACATCAACTGCAAGATCTAGGTCGCCACTGGTTTCTTTCTTTCCAGTAGTGCCTAACATATTATCTGTAAGTTCTAAGTTCGTTACTCCCTCTAACCATTCAACCGTAGGTAATACATCCGCCTGCATTATTCTTGTTGTTGCAGACTCGCCTTCCGGTGTCTTAAATATGTTTCCGCCTTCGTTAAGGATTGTCATCTATTTGTCTCGTTTCTTGGATTCAATTATTCGCTTGATGCCTCTATCAAATTTAGTGCCATCAGCGCCTTTAATTGAGTTAATAAACCTTCTCTCTAGCTCGATAGCTGTAGACTGATCATAATGCTTATGCATAGATTCAATTAGGTTTATTGCTGAGTTAATAATATTTGTCGCTCGGCTCTGGATCAGTGACTCTGCATCTCTGCGGTCAGCGATCTCATTAAGTTCCTGTAAAATTGATCGTGTTTTAATTTTCATTTTTTCATTTCCAAATATTACTATGTGTATTTACCCTTTTTGTTATTAAATTATATAACAATGGATATTGCCTGTCAATCTATTTAACACTCAACATATATAATTATCCACTCATGCGCATAATGCATGACAGCCTTTACCACAAAATACTTGATTTTTTATTAGGTTGGCTGTACTATTATATAAATACAACTGTTATTACAACGCAGACACGTTTTCCAACGTTCTCAAATTGAATTAACACACACAGACACTGGGATAGACCGGGGCACCATCCATGCCTTACAAGTGATTGACGTGTACCAAAGGTACATGCACCGCCGGGGAAGATCCGGGGTATTGCTTTCCTTAAGCATCCAAAACATAGAAACAGGAGAACCACTATGAAAAAAGTGATTAAAGTCCTACGAGATTTGTTTGGATCTAAGCCTTCTTTGAAGAATGATTCTTACCTCGTATGGGCCAAGACAGAGTATAAACATGACTGGCAGTTTGCCTATCAACATATGCTCGACCATAACGGAGCCGCACCGACACTTAGGGACTTACATCCCTGGAACGACGGCAAACTAAAAAGAAACATAAACTTACAAGGATGGGTATAATGACCTCAGCAACTATTAGTACTTACTACTGCACATTTTGCGATGCAGTTAAAACAATCGCAATCACAGCACTTGTTAGTATGATCGCATTTGGCGAATCAGCTGGCAGAGCAAGAGCGGCTGCCGAACTTAGCCGTATGGGAATGCACGACGAAGCTAAAGCACTTATGTTAGATGGAGTAAAAAAATGAGTACTCAAACACTTACACGTTTTTACTGTTCCTTCTGCGATGCAATTAAAAACTTCTTTAAAGGCTTTATTACTGAAAGCAGGTTTGATCCTAAGTTTGACCACAAAGGCTACAAACAACTGAGCAAGTTAAGCGATTACGAATTGCGTGACATTGGTATCACCCGCGGTGACATCAATCATATTTGTAGTGGCGGAACTGTACATAGAGGTAGATTCTAATGTGGGAAAGAATAATCAAACGATGTGAGATTATTGGTCTTACTAGAGCTGCAAGTATGTTACAATCCCAGTACGGGATTACCCAAGAACATGTTAATAAATTAAGAGAAGCTGCTGACGAAGCTAGAGAAGAACTTCAGAAGATGAAGATTAAAAATAGCTACGAAGCAGGTGATCATTACATGAAAGGTAAGTCTGTTGCAACATGGAAAGGTAAAGCACATGTGTAACTGGCAACCAATGACTGACGAAGAATGTGACTGGGTTTCTAATCCAGTCAAAACCCCTACTACAAAATAACACACACGGAGACTTATGAAAAATTTACTTGATAATTTACTAATAAAGTGTGACGGCGAACTATGTGAAAACATAGGATTCGGTATCGTTGCATTTTTTAGTTTTGCAGTAATTTGGCACTCACTTAGTATTATCTAAGCGGTTGACAAGTACTAAATACTACGTTACACTAGTAACACTACACACACATACATAATAAAGGAGAAGAATTATGAGTACAGTAGAATCAAAGCATGGTGCTGAGATATTAAAGCAGACACAAGCTATGGCAGAAATGGTCAAAGACATGATGCCAAAAGTAACTACAAATAAAAACGGTTACGAAATTAGAACTAAAGTTTTAGAACTTGCCCAAGGCAATGTTTGGAACGACTATCATGCTAATTTTGCAGGATGGTCAACCCTAGTTACCAAAGAAGGTGATGAAGTTGTAACAACTGTAGAAATGCCAGAAGTACCTGGTACTGACGCAGTATTAGAAGCTGCTGAAAAGTTTTATGCTTTTGTAAGTGGCAACAAGTAAACTAAAGTAACATTATATATTTCCTATTTTAGGATGAAGCTAACATTAGAACGCATAGCGATAGTATAGAATAATAAGATTACTGAGTAACTGAGAAGGGCAACCATAGTGTTGCCTTTCTTTTTGAGTGCAGGATATATAATAATAACAAAGTAAAAAAGGACAGTTCATGTTTGATGAATATAGTCAATGGTTCCAGTCATTACAAGATACGATTTGTAATACAATAGAAGATTTAGATTGCAATATGACTAGCCACAAAGGCTCGTCTAAAAAAGAGTGGGATCAATTTCACAGAACAATCTACGGTGATGTGTTTGAAAAAGGCACTGTTAACTTCAGTAAGGTTACTTCGGAGTTTGATCCTAAGTTTGCAAAAGAGATTCCAGGTACAGAAGAACACAACAGATATAGTGCCACAGGTATTAGTGTTGTATTACACCCATGGAACCCTCATGCTCCTGCTATGCATTTTAACACTCGTTACTTAAAGACATCAACTAAAGAATGGTTTGGTGGTGGGATGGATGTTACTCCTTGTATGCCATTTGACAAAGAATCATATCATGCAAGTCTAAAACAAATGTGCGATATGCATAACAGTGATTACTATCCTAAGTTTAGTAAAGCATGTGATGAGTATTTCTACTTGCCACACCGCAACGAAACTAGAGGTGTAGGTGGTATCTTCTTTGAGTATCATGATCCAAAGGATATGGACTTTAATTTTGTTAAAGATGTAGGACGAACATTCAACTCGTTGATCAGAAGTATCATTACTCCTACAATAAATATGGACTATACAAGTAGAGACAGACAAATACTAGAACGGAAACGTGGCCGCTACGTAGAGTTTAACTTACTTTATGATCGTGGAACTAGATTTGGATTTAAAACAGGTGGAAACATGGAAGCAATACTAATGAGTTTACCGCCTAGTGTAAGGTGGGATTGATGAGAATTGGTGTAAGAGGAAGTGACCTGGCATTGGCTTATGCTAGTGCAGCAACGATGATCTTAGAGCACAAGTCATTTATTGATGTAGAGATAGTTGTAATTAAAACAGATGGTGACATACATCAAGATGTGCCTATTCATGAGATAGGCGGCAAAGCTGTATTTTGTAGTGCAATTGAAACTGCATTACTTAACGGAGATATAGATGTTGCTGTGCATAGTCTAAAAGATATGCCAGCAGATGTTGAAGTGGCTGAACTAGAAATAAGCGCAGTACTAGAACGCAGAGATCCAAGAGATTGTGTTATAGGTAACATGGGCATTAATGCAAAAGTAGGCACTGGTAGCCCACGAAGAGCCGCTCAATTAAAAATATTAAATCCGTACATACAAGTTTCTCCTATTAGAGGAAACATTGATACTCGCATTGCTAAATTAGATGCTGGGGAGTATGATGCGATTATTCTTGCTGTTTCAGGATTAGAAACACTTGGACTTGAACATCGCATCAACAAGATATTTAATATTGATGAAATGCTGCCTGCAATCGGGCAAGGAGTGATTGCTTTACAAACTGTAAAAGACTCAGAAGCAAGTCAAATAATAAAAACAAAGAATCACTTAGATACTTACTATGCTGCAATGGCAGAACGTAGAATGTTAAAAGTTATTGATGGTGATTGCCATACTGCAATTGGTTGTATTTCTAGTGTTGTAGGCGACTGTATTATGTTACAAGCACACAACTACGAAACAGGAAAGCACGGTTCAGTTATTGGAAAGAAACTTGACTATCTTAAATTAGGAGAGTCATTAGGAGTAAAACTTATATGAATAAACTATTTGAAAATGCCTGCAATAGAGTAGAGCAACCTGTACCTCCAATTTGGATGATGCGGCAGGCCGGACGATATCAAAAAGGTTACATGGAAATGAAAGAACAGTTTACATTTGAACAAATGTGTAAACTTCCACAAGTTGCAGCTAAGGTTGCAATGCTACCAATTAATCAATTTGATTTTGACATTGCAATACTGTTTAGTGACATACTTTTCCCTATTGAAGGGTTAGGTGTTCCTCTAAAGTTTAATCCAGGTCCAAAGTTTGAATGGCTAATTACAGAAGAAAATTATAAAGACCACATGGATGTTGACGCTGCTATTAAACACATGGTGTTTCAAAGTCGTGCTATTACTGCAACACTAGAAGCACTACCTAAAAATAAAAGTCTTATTGGGTTTGTAGGAGGTCCTTGGACACTGTTAAACTATGCAACTGGCAAACAAAAAACAAGCACTAAGTTTAAAGTAGAATACTTACACAAAGTTCTTGTTCCTTTGCTCAATCGTAATATACATTTACAGTTAGCAGCTGGTGCCGAAAAAGTTATGATACTTGATAGCGGAGTAGGTAACATGAGTGAAAAGTTCTTTAAGGATCACTATAAAGAATTACTACAGCCTATGGTAGGCGAGCATGTAGGATATTACACACAGCATTTAAATACTAAATGTATGCCTAGTTTACTTAAAATGGGTTGGAAAGGAATTGGTGTTGATAGCACTGTTGATATTTCAAAAACTATGAACAAGTATAAAGACGGATTTGTGCAAGGCAACTTTGACGAGCAACTATTACTTCTACCTTATTTAGAATGCAAAGAACAGATTCGTTTGTTTTTAAGTAAAATGGATACAGTTGATCGTACAGGATGGGTATGTGGCCTCGGGCATGGTATTAATAAACTCACGCCCGAAGCTCATGTTGAACTGTTTGTTGATATGGTTAGATCACACTACAGTTAATAACCGTTTGGAAATATCATATAGTCGTTGCAAGTAATTTTGTGTAAATCGTAGTCTAGTTTCTTTGAATGGTTCTGAGTGAGGTATTAAACCTTTCATGCCGTACACTGGCCACTTTGAAAGTTCACC